GCCGTGCTCTTCTTCGCCAGCTTCATCAGCCATTAGTGCTTCAAATTCTGCTTTTAGTGCTTCTAGTTCATCTTCTAGATCCATTACACGATCTTCGATGTCGCCTTCGCCACCTTCTTCGTCACCCATGCCCATATCCATGTCCATGTCGCCTTCGTCGTCCATGCCTGGCATTTCAATGTCCATAGTCATATCATCTGCTGGATCTTCTTCGCCAAAGAAGCCTTCTTCAACTTCTTCATCTTCTGACTCTTCTAGGTCGTCATCTTCTGACTCGTCTAAATCATCATCTTCTGATTCATCTAGTTCGTCTTCTGACTCTTCTACTTCTTCGTCAGTTGCTTCATCCACTTCTTCTTCTGTATCTTCAGCTAGAAGTGTTTCATAAATTTCACGTGATCTTTCTACCACGATTTCATGGAAAAGCTCTTCTGCACCTTCTCTGTCTTCGTTGACAAGGCGTTCAAGCATTTCTTCAAACTTGTTACGATCAGTCATTGTTAATCTCCTTTATATATCTTTACAAGGCTGTCTATTATATTTACACTTTTTGAAAAATATATGCTTAAAATGGGCTCAAAACAGCACATTTTATGAATTATAAGGTTTTAGCTTGAATCTTTTTTTAAAATCTTCAAGTAAAATATGTTCTAGATTGTTTAAATTTTCTAAATGCTCTGGTATAAAACTCGTTTCTTTTTCAATTATACGAACGTATTTAGTCCGCGGATGAGACTTAATTGCAGTAGCAGTTTGTCTAGTCCAGTTTCCATAGTACGTTGCACGGTCTTCAGTTCTTTTATAATTTTTAGTTCCTGCATAAATGTTGTTTACTTTGTCGTTATCGTCACCTATACCTACATAGTCAAAACCTAAAATATAAATGATATTTGCATTATGTGTACTTGCTAACCATAATGCTGTAGGTCCACTGCTCCAACCTTTGTTTGGATTAAAAAGATTAACACCAGGAGTACGTTTTGTTAACTTGTTTGGATTAGTCCAAACTTCATTATCCAAATGATATCCAACATCAGTAATTTCTATAATCATTTTAGTATCAACTGCTACAAGATAGTCAGGCGAAAAGGTTCTATATAACGCATTGCATCCGTATATAGTACCGTGTTGTTTTAATTCTTCAGGATTGATTGATTTTCTACTGACACCGTTGCCAAGAACAAACGATATTTTTTGAGTCATTACATACCGCCAGCTGCTGCCTGTGCTGCTGCACCGTACATTTGTCTAACAAGACTCAATTCTTCTTGTTTTAATTTACGATGCATATCACTTGCTTTGCGGGCTTTGTTGATATCTTTTAAAGTTAACTTTGTTTTACGAGTATCTGATTTTTCATAGGCATTGGAATCGTCCTGTAGATCAAAATTTTCATCTTCTACAGGTTCCATTGTTTTATCATCAAAGTAATAAAGTTCACGTAGTATCATGTTATTATTTATCTTATATTGTTTGTTCAACGCCACCTTCAGCAGGAGCACCGCCTAAGTCAGCACCAGTTGCAGTTTCAGGAGGTGCTGCTTCTCCGCCTTCAACTGGTGGAATATCTCCACCAAGATCTGGTTCCATGCCACCTAAATCTGATGCCATTCCAGCACCGCTTACACCGACACTTCGTAGTTCACCTGAAGCATCAGTTGGCATTTCAAGATTTTCTTCGTTTTCTTCTCTCCATAGACGTTCATTTTCTGCAATTTCTTCATCACTTAGTCCTAAGAAACGTTTTAATGCAAATCTATTTGACATAAATGGAATCTGTTGTATAGTAGTAAATGTGTTAATTCTGTTGTTGTCAAGTTCAGCTTGACGATACGCTGCAAAGTTTTGCGGAGGTGTAAGTTGTAAATCAAACATTGCATAATCAACATTTGCACCTCTGTTTTTTAGATAGAGTTTAAACTCTCTGTTGAATACTTCTTCAACTAGGCTTTGCAAACGTTCACAATATTTGTTAAAACGTAATTCTTGGATGTATGCTGTTCCCACACGTCCATCATTATATTGGCTAGCACCGTCATCTGCTCCAGTTGGTAAGTACGAACTTGGGATACGTAGGCCGCGTACCAACTTATTAGTAAAGTATCTAAGGTCATCAATCTCTCCTAAGTTTGTACCACCTGGTAGTGTTTCAACTTTTGATCCTCTACCTTCAGCTGTTTGTGGGAAGAAGTAGTCTTCGTTGATTGACAGAGGGTTATATGAACTGTCTATGACATTAGTGCCGCCGCCTGTTTTTGATGGGATGCGTCTTTGATGTATTTCCGTTTTAACACGTTCTACAAACTGCATAGCAAGGTGGCTAGGCATATTACCCACATCAACGTAAAAAACACGTCTTTCAGGAGCTCGCTGAACTCTATAAATGATAATCGCATCTTCTAATAATTCTTTTTGTTTGTATACTTTGAATATACTCTCAAGTAAACTGTTTCCAAAAGGATAGTTGTTGTCTAAACCTTCGCTCATGCTTAAATGAATAACATGTTCAGCATCTACAAAAGTTTCGCCTTCTGTACGTTCAAAACGATTTGTATTTCCTGACGGAGTACTGTTACCGCCAGTACCAAATTGATTTGTTACTTGTTGATATCCGTTAGTTCCGCCTGGACCGTAACTGTTAGTTGTGTTTAATGGTGTTGCACTCAACACATCAAACGCAAAATTTAAATTTTTAATAACATATTGCTCAGGTTTTTTACCTTCGCTTTCGTTAACAATAATTTTTGTAACTTGGCTAGGATCTACATGAAACCACTTTTGTGTTTCTGGGTCACGTACAAAGAATTGATCGCCATACTTAAATGAATTACGAATAATTCTAAACATACGTGTTTCAAATTCATTTAATCTACACCATTGTTTTAGATATTCACCAATGATTTTTATTTCTACATTAGTTGCTTCTTTGTTAAAGTCTAATTTAAAGTGTGTGTCATTTTGCACATTCATTTGTGTACAAAACTCAGCAAGAATATCAAGTGCAGCATTTACTTCGCTGTCGCTGTCCATTGTGTTGTATTGATTGTAACGTTCAATACGATTTGGTGATCCTACATAAACATCAGGCAGGTGAGAACTATAATTAGCAGCGGCGGGCCCTATACTACCTGTACCACGTTGAGAAAACGGACTATAACTTCCGTTTGGATTATTTCCTGTTGGTACAGGAGTAAAATACTTTTTCCACGTCATGCGTTAACACCTTTTAATAAATTCCCGCCTAAGCCTCTAGTTGCTTTCATTGTTCTTCTCTGTGAGTCTGCTGCACCAACTTGAATATCAACAAGTCTTGATAATAATCCATTCATATTACCAAAACTGTTTTGTAAACTGCTGACAACATCTCTCATATCACCACTTGTACTTATCATATTCTGCTGCATTGCTGTGCTATCTTGAGCTTGTCTTGCAAAGTTAGATCCAATTGATTGTGTTGCTTGAATTAGTCCCATAACATTTCTAGAACTTATAGTATCAAGCACATTCATTGGACCAGTAACAAATTCAGGACCCATTTCGCCAACCATACCTAGTTCGCCAGCACCTAATCTACCACCGCTGGCAAATCCTCTAACGTTACCAGTACGTTGCATATGACTTAAACTTTCAGCAACACGTCTAGTTGCTTCTGCTGCTTCTGCTGCCCTAGTTGCTTCTGCTTCTGCTACGTTAATTTCAGCTTGTAAATCTGAAGCTCTTTCAAACTGTCCTGCTTCTACTAATTCTGTTTGTCTGTTGGTTAATTCTGTTAGTGCTGCTTCTGCTTCTTGACGCTGAGTTACTGCTTCTGATAAACTTTGATTTGCAGTATCAACTTGTTCTTGAGTGACAATTTCATCGGCTGCACGATCGTCATTTGCACCATTAACTGCTTCAACAATCGGTGGTGAAACACCATTAACTGCTTCACTAATTCCGCCAAGTTCTGCTGCAACTTCTTCATCTGATAATGCACCAGCACCTCCGCCCATTAGCTGATTCATTAATTCTTGAATTGCTCCTTGAGCACCATTATTAACTGCACTTTCTCCTACAGTTAATAATCCGTCAATTGCATTGTTAACAAACCCCGAAATTTGTTCTATGTTATCGCCAATTGTATCTCTTACAGTATTAATTGCTTGTACACCCATATCTTCTAGGCGTTCAAGTGCCTGGCGTTGCACTTCCATGACAGTTTCACGAATTTGTTCTTGCATAGCAATTGTACTGTCAATAATATTGTTTTCAGCTGACTCTAATTGTGTTTCTTGTTGGGCAGCAATCTCGCCATTTAATCTATTAATAGTTTGTGTTGCTGTTTCGCCTGCTTGAGCACCTGCATTGATTCTGTTTTCAAAATCATACATTTGTTCTTTCATGCTACCAAATGCACTACTTGTTGCATTCATGCCGCCAAGCATACCAATGTTAGCTGCTTCTTGGCTGTTCATATAATCAACAACACTGCCTTGGAACCCAGACAATGTTCCGCTTACTTCATCAAAACTTGCACCACTTTCAAGTTGTCCAATAAGGTTTTGCATTGCTGCTTGACCTTCGCTACCCATTGCTAAGAATGCTTGCTGTGTTGCTTCTGTAACAGGAGCACCACGTATTGCCATATCAATAAATGCGTCAGCAGCATCGTCGCCCATTGTAGTACGAATGTTAGCTAGTGTATTGTTAAATGCTTCTTGCTCTTCTGCACTTTTACCTTGTAGATAGAATTGTAAATCACCTCTGCGTCTATCAGCAAGCATTTGATCTTGTATTTCAGAACGTTGTTTACCAGTTAGTTTTGATAGCCTGTCCATTTCAGTAGCAAGACGCATTGCTGCTTCAGCAGATACATCTTGGTTTCTACCAGCAGCTCTGCCCATTGGATCAGCCTGAATTAATTCTCCTTGTGCCAACAACAGTTCGTTGATGTCGCTAACAGTATAACCCATTCTACGCATATTAGTACCAAGATCACTGTCTAAAACACTTTTACTAAATGCTCTAAATGATTGTACTGCTGCATCAGTTGTACCACCAAAGTTTGACAACGAACTCATGTTGTTTTGAAACATTTTGGTCATATCTTCAACAGTCATGCCAAGTTCAGCAGCGGTCATTTTTATTTCAACCATTTCTTTGCCAAACGTTGCACCAATGCCTGTTAAACTTTGATATTCTTCTAAACTTGCTTCGGCAAATTTTGTTAAACCTTTGATAGTTTCGCCAAGTACACCAAACAACTTTGTGTTGGTAACAAGTGCATCACTGTAGTCAGTAAGAGCCATACTGCCCGATAACAAGTTACCAGCAATACCAACTGCACTCTGAGCTGCATCAGAAACTGCACTCCTAAACAGCCCTAAGCCACCAGAAGCAATGTTTAACTGCCTGCCAAATAATCCAAGATCTTCACCTGCCAAAATCAAATTCCTTTAAAAAAGTACGCACTAAATAGGTATATATACTATTTATCTATAGGAAAAAAGCAATGGAACAACGAGAAAGTCCTCTTAAAAAATTTAAACGTCAACCAAAAATTTATATAAATTTGCCCAGCAAAGGCAGATTTTACAAAGATGGCACACTTGATGACAACACATCAACAGATATTCCAGTGTTTAGTATGACAGCCAACGATGAAATACTTTATAGAACTCCTGATGCATTAATCAACGGAGAAGCAACTGCAAACAATATTAGAAGTTGTATTCCTAGTATTCTTGATCCTTGGAAAGTAGTTACTATAGATATTGATGCAATATTACTTGCAATTCGACTTTCAAGTTATGGAGAAAACTTGTCAGTTTCAAATGTTTGTAAAAAATGCGGAGAGCAAAACTCCTATGATATTCCTATTCAGAAATACATTGACTTTTACAATACTTTAGAGTTCAAAGATAAAATTTTCATCGAAGATGGATTAGTTGTAAATGTTGAACCATTGACTTACAAACTATGGACAGAAATACAAAAACGTTTGATTGCACTACAACGTACTTTGCAAATTCAAATTCCAAAGATAACAGATGAAGATCAAAGAAACAAAGAAACAGATAAAATATTAACTGAAATTTCTAATTTAAATGTACAAATTATTTTTGAACATATTAAATCAATTGAAGTAGATGGTGAAATTGAAACTAACCCTGCAGAAATTTTAGAATTTATTCAAGAAGCAGATCTAAGTTATTTTAAGAAAATTAAAAAACATATAGATACCCAATCTGAAGTTTGGAGAATACCTCCAGAAAAAGTACAGTGCGGTTGCGGTGCTGAGAACTCCGTGATTATTAGAGTGGATCAATCAGATTTTTTCGGGCGAGGCTAGTGTTCCAGGAAGATCATGAAATTGAAGCACTAGCCAAGGATTTCGAAAATAGAATTAAACAACACAAAGAAAATTTTTATCGATTGACTTGGTACATGCGTGGCGGAGTTTCTTTTGAAACTCTATTTTACGATACCGATGTCGGTGATGCTGAAATGCTTAATAATATTATCAAAGGCAATATTGAAAATACTAAAAATGCAAAAATGCCTTTGATTTAACCGCCAAAGTTTCCACTTGCAGCCATTGCTCGAAAATCTTCAGGAGTCATGTCTTCCCAACTAGATGCACCACTTGGGTTACCTCTTGGTGCTGTTGGTTGTGCAGGAACAGCATCAACAGCACTACCAGCTACTTCTCTTGCAGCATCTAATTCAGCTTGACTAAGTTCCTGGCCGCCGATTGTTGCAACTGGTTGTCCATTGTTATCTTGTCTGCGTCTTTCAACTTCTGCTCTGCCATCACCTCTGCCAGGGTTGGTTTGTTGTGGTGTTGTTGGTGCTGTTGTTGTTTCTTCAGGAGTAGTATTTGGATCAATGCCTAATACTTCAAATACCTGTGCTTGTCTTGCACCAACAGTCGTGTAAGGAACAAGACGCTTTGCTCTTTTACCAAATAATGTAAATGCAAATGTTTCTCTTGCCCATTGTGTTGCAGCACTTGCTAATCCTGTTGGTGCTTCAGCAGGACTTTCTTGGAAGAATGCATCGCTGATTGCAGGGCCGCCGCCCATTAAACCGCCAACAATAGTGCGTAATCCTTGTGCAGTACCAAATATAACACTGCCTGCAAAATTAAATATTTCAGCAAACACACTGTTGGCCATTGCTTCTGCAATTGCTCTTTGAACACCTGTGCTTTGTATTAAAGCTCGTAATGCCCAAAAACCAATTTCGCCTAATACAAATGTTAATGCACCAGTAACTAAAGTACCACCTAACGTAGCTGGCGATGCTGCAACTTGTACTGCTGCGGCTGCTCTCCATGCAATTCTAATTTTTCTTAAAACTGAAATAACTCTAGCACTTGCAAACACAACCATAAGATCTAAAATAAATGTTGCCAAGCCTGCTGAACAAGCCATGTTAATTGCTTCTTGACCTTCTTCTTCAGATAACTCGCCGCTTTCAACATCAGCCCTGATTTCGTCAATGATAGCCATAACAGAAAGAATAGTAATTACAGCAATACCGGCTCTTTCAAGTGTTCTAAACCAAAATCCAGTCATAACACGTTGCCAATTCGGCCTGTTTAGCAAACGTTCTCTATCAATGTCTCGTTCTATACCAACTCTGTTTGCATAGTTAAGAACTCTATTTCTACCATTGTATGGTCTAACACTACTACCGTAGCGTTGAGTTGTATCTCTTTCCCATGCATCAACATCGAAATCAGGATCACTACCATTATAACGACTTAGTGCTTCTTGTGCAGCAGCAGGATTTTCAAATCTCAATGCTCTAGTCTGAGTACCATCGTTAGAATGGAATAACAAAGTACGTTCACTTGCTATACTAGCTGCTCGACTTGTTCTTTCTCTTTGAACTCTAGGTTGAGCAGGATCATTGCTAGGAGTAGATCCAGTAGTACCACGTGTAGCTATTAAACGATCAGCTTCAGCTTGAGCACTACCTCTTATACGATTAGATCCAAGAACCTGACCACTGTCAGTATCTACAATATTAAACACACGATCACGCCCAGTACCTGAAGGAGTAACTACTATTTCTTCATCAATTTTGTTTTCTGTGTTTTTATAAGAAATTACTTCAAGAAGTTTCATTGTTCAGTGATATCCATTACTTTATTAATGTATTTAGTTGAAATGAGCTAAAGCTCATTTGTGTTTTCGTTAACACTCAACACGAATTATCTGTTTGTGATTATAGTATTAGTAAGGCATATGCGAATGCATATGCTTTTAGTATTATTCAGATTGTGAAGTCATAATTCGCCCGTTGCCGGGCGAAGGTAGCTTTTGAGCATTATTCGAGTTGCTTCAGCCATCTTGTTAAAAG